TACTCTCCAAACCTCACTCCTCTTGCTCAGATTCAGACGGGACCGCAAGGACCTCAAGGGCCAATCGGGCCACAAGGAATTCAAGGCCCCGTGGGACCTCAAGGGGGACAAGGAATTCAAGGTCTGACGGGTCTAACGGGTCCGAAAGGTGATACGGGCGCGATGGGACCGCAAGGAAATACGGGCGCTACGGGACCAATTGGAAACACAGGGCCACAGGGTCTACAAGGCATTCAGGGACCAACCGGGTTGACCGGTCCACAAGGCGCGACGGGAACCACGGGGCCACAAGGTCAAACGGGAGCAACCGGCGCTCCGGGACCCAATGTCGTGACCACAGCTACATCGACAACAATTACTGGTCTTCTGAAAGGTAACGGCGCGAACGTCTCCCAGGCGATTATCGGAACAGACTACGACGCGGGCGGAGCGGCGGCGGCGGTTCAGAGTCTCATACCAAGCCCATCATCAACCAATCCTGCAATGAACGGAACGGCGTCCGCAGGTGCGAGCGCAACTTATGCCCGAGCGGACCATGTTCATCCGGTCGATACCAGCCGAGTGCCGACGAGTACAACCGTAAACGGTCACCCACTAACAGCCAACGTGGTAGTGTCCGCTTCTGACATCTCAAGCGGCACGCTCCCTCACGCGCAGTTGCCCGCTCTGGTTAGCGCCGACATACCTACCAATGCGGCGAGTGTTAGCCCGAACGTTCCACCGTTGCTACAGTACCTTGGCAATGGCGCGGACGGGTCTTGCATTGTCGGTACGATGTGCAATGGATCGAGCGCGTCCACTGTGACTTTGATGGGAGATTTTAACTGGACCGCCCTAACCGTGCCTCACGGCACAACGTTGAACGTGGCAAACGCCAATTATCCCATCGGCATCACCGCTCACGTTTTAGGTGCATGCAACATTTCAGGGCTGATTGAGGCGGGGACACTCGGGACGGCATCTAGTCAAGCTGGGTTTTACGGTGGATCAGCCGGGGCATCAGGCGGGGGTACTAGCGCTGGGGTAAATGGAACACTCAGTTACACGGATGCTGTGAACACTGGGAACGGGAATAGGTGGCCCGACCTTTCAGGCGGCACAGCGGGCGCGGCGAACGGCGGAAATGGCACAAACGCATCTACGGGAAACTGCGGAAACGGCAATTGTACCTATCAACAGATACAGCGTGCCGCACTGATGAGCGGCGGAGGTCAAGACTTTCAATGGTGTTCTGGTTCAAGCGGTCCGCAAGGGGCTAACTCCGGTGGACTGGGCGGTGCGGGTGCAAGCCATATCACGTTGATTTGCGACAGCATTACTTGGGACGGCATCAACGTCGGCACGATAGATGCCAGCGGAGGCTACGGCGCTCCATCGGCGGCAAATTCAACGGGGGCGGGCGGTGGCGGCGGTGCTGGGCCTGTCATCTTATCCTCGCGACAACCCGTGCCACAGTGGCCGAATGTCTATGTTGCTGGCGGTCCTGGCGGTTTGAATACGGTACCTGATGTTGTAGCGATTGGTGGAAGCTGCACATCACCTCCCAAGGCGACGCTTGGCGTGTCGAGCGGTGCGTTCAGCGGCACATGCACAGTGGCGCAAGCGGGCGCGGGTTGCGGCACCGGCGCCGGAATCACCTGGGACTTTCTGGGCGGCGGGGGAACGGCTGGAACGGCTGTTATGAATCCAACATGGAGTAGCGGAGCTTTAGTGTCCTGCACAGTCACACCGGGCACATCTAGCGGCTACACGGCTGCAACAACATACACGCTTTCAGGAAATGGCGGCGATGGCCTCTATGGTTGGTTCGCTGAATTCCAAAACTGGTAAGGAGAATCATGGCAGACACATTCGCTCTAATTCAAAACGATGATGGAAGCGCGACGCTGCATGTGTGTTTCGACGTAACCGGCATTCAATGCGATCCCGAACTAACCGTAAACGAAACCGACTATCCATTGCCGCAGCAGAGCACGCCATGGACGGTCGAAACAGGGCAAACGTTTCTCGGACCTCAGATTGCGGCATCAAGATCAGCATTCTTAGCGGCTGCTCCGAATTTCGTACCACCATCGGCGGACGGTGAACAATGAACATCGATCTATGGGTTGCGGCGGTCTCACTGTTCGCCGCAATCGGTTTCGTGCGGACAATCTACAGTGTTGCAGGTTTGATTAGCCGGGAATGGGGGGAGAAAGTGAAGTCAGTCAATAAAGTTTTCCTTTTGGGCCACGTAGGCAAAGACCCAGAATTCAAGATCACAGAAAGCGGAATGGCTGTTGTCACCTTTTCACTCGCGACCAGCGACCGCATAAAAAGCGGGAATGGCGAGTATCGCGATGCGACGGAATGGCACGGTCTGGTGGCCTTCAGAAAGACGGCGGAAATCATCCATGAATACGTCAAAAAGGGAACGCAACTCTATGTCGAGGGCAAGTTGCAGACGAGTTCATGGGAAGATCGAAAAACCGGGGAAAAGAAGTATCGGACCCAGATCATTGTGAACGAACTCACCCTTTTGGGCGGCAATGGACAGCGAGAGCGGAAAGAACAGCCCTGCTCTGCGAACAACTACGCGGGCGCTCCAAGGGTGTACGAGAACCCCGATAACGACCCGATCACAGATGACGACATTCCGTTCTGATGAAGCGAACGCCACTCAGACGTAAGACGCCAATCCGTAAACGGCGATCGGGAACGCGCAGAGGTCAACCAACCGCGCAAGAAAAATCAGCCATTCGGCTCAAGGTGTATGAACGTGCAAACGGCGAATGTGAATTGCGACTCAGTGACGAATGTATCAGAGGCCGTCTGCCGTGGGATGGACCGGACCCGTGGAGTCACGGCCATCTGGTACACCTCCGGGTACGTTCGCTTGGCGGTTGGACCGAAGACAACCTGCGATGGGGTTGCTGGCATTGCCATCTCGTGAGCATGCACGCTCACGGGATGAAGGTAACGAATCAGACAGAGAACGAGAAAGGACAATACCTCAGTGAGTGCGATTGCAGTAATGAACGGGCCGCGAATTGATCCGGCAAATATGATGGTGGCGATTCGATTCTTAGACCACGAGTATGGACGCGCCCAGCAGTATCCGGCGTGCCTCAGTTGCTCATGTCCGGCAGTGCCAGGGACCTCGCGTTGCTCATCCTGCGCGGTAGCGTTTGCCCACGTCGTTAGCACTGTGCAGCGTCGATGGTATGAGGTCGGACAGGTCGGGCGGCAACCTATGCATGGGAAAGCGCGGCGGCGCGGCCTACTCAGAAGATCACTAGAAGTGGCTGCAAAATGGATGGGCGGAAAAGGTAGGTTCTTCCAGGGGATGGCCGAACACGGGTAATTCAAACCCCGATTAAGCTCTACGAACTGGCAGGCGAATTCACGTTTCGTTTCCTTTTGCGATTTTGGAGGGTTGGAAGTGGCAAAGGCATCAACGGCAAGCAAGCCGGAGCAAGCGCCAGCGAAGGGCGCGGCGCTCCGCAATCGAATCACGGGGACGGGCGAGGTCGCAGTCTCCGAATTGGTCAAGAACCCCAAGAACTGGCGCAAGCATCCGCCCAACCAACTAAGCGCCCTTGAGGGATTGCTCTCCGAGGTTGGATGGGTGCAGAACGTCATTGTCAACCGGACCACCGGCAACCTCATCGACGGCCACGCTCGCGTGGCAATCGCGGAAAAGCACGGCGAACAGAGGATTCCGGTTGTCTATGTCGAACTCTCCGCCAAAGAAGAGGAACTTGTCCTGGCGACGTTGGACCCACTCGGCGACTTGGCGACCATGGACAACGCGAAACTGGAGGCCCTGCTCGCCAATCTGGAACCGGAGAGCGCGGCCCTCGCCAGTCTCATTGCGGACCTTGAGTCCGAACTCGGAATCGGGCAGGAGGATGACGAGGACCCGGTTACCTTGCTCGACCAGGCAATCCAGTTGGAACCCGCGAAAGAGTATGTCCTCATAGTCTGTGACGACGAAGACGAGTGGGACCGCATCAAGGGCGCACTCACTCTGGCGGCGGTTCGGCGCGGCGGTTACAAACCGGGGTCTCCGTTCGATGCGACCGGAACAGAGCGCGTGATTCCTGCAAAGCGGTTGCTCAAGGCGCTGGGGGTTTAGAGGATGAACAAGACAAAACACATCGTCGGTTTCAGCGGCGGGATTGACTCACAGGCAACGGCGCGGTGGGTTATAAATCGCTACGGCGCTGAGAATACCATCCTCCTGAATTCGCAAGCCGGAAAGAATGAATCACCTATCACGGTCGCTCACGTTGCTAACTATGCGGCCATCGTGCATCCAGTCGAGATCGTCACCCCTTTGGTAAAGGACATTTGGAAAACAGAGGGATTCGCAGCAACACGGGGATTTGACGGTGACGAGGAACTGACCTTTCTTCGACTGATTCAGATAAAGGGCCGGAGTCCATCACGGACTGCTCAATTCTGTTCGGTGATGCTAAAACTAGCACCGCAAAGACGATGGGTTGAAGAAACCTTCGGCGCTTCGGGTGAGTTTGCAGGGTGGGATTACGAGAGATACACGGGCGTCCGGAGAGACGAATCAGAAAGACGAAAAGATACTCCGTTCTCGTGGTTCGATTCTTACTTTGATTGCGTATGCAATGCCCCCCTTGCCGATTGGACGAAGAGGATGTGTTTCGATTATGTCGAGGCGCATGGAGAGGAGTACAACCCGCTCTACAAACTAGGATTCGGACGAGTCGGCTGCGCACCATGTGTCAACAGCGGGAAGGAAGACATACTCCTGTGGTTGACGAGATTCCCCGAAATGATCGAAAAGGTGAGAACTTACGAACAAGAAACCGGGGTGACGTTCTTTCCTCCGATGGTTCCAGGAAAACACGAGGGGTACAACTTCATTGACGAGGTTATCGAGTGGGCGAAAACCGACCGGGGCGGACGGCAGTTCAACATCTTCCGAGGAAACGTCGAACGCCCAACTTGCGAATCGAAGTATGGACTGTGCGAGTAAATCGCACACAGTAAAGGAGAGTAAATGCGTAGGGCAGTCGAGAAAGAAACAACTCACGAAGTAGTAGGCGCATCGGGCGCGGCATCGTCTCACCGAGCTTTGTTCTTTAACCTGATTTCGCCGCACACGATCCGCAGACTCGCAAAGCGCAAGACGGACGGCGGGATAAAGTACGGCACCGTCCAATGGCGGCAAGGCATCAACGATGCCGAGTACGTCGCAGATCGTTTCAACCATCTTTTCGCCCATATGTTGAACTTCATGGAGAGCGGGAACACAGAGGATGACAATATAGCCGCCATGCTCTGGGCCTTGGATGCCCTCTCCGAGGTCGAGAGATTGTGTCCACAGGCTCTCGCGCACGTCGTGGGCATCTCAGACCTGTTCGGTGCCAGCGCGTCACGGTTTCACAAAGCGGAGCAGTTGCGGCGCGGAAAGAAGTAACCGGAGGTCTCATGCTGATTGCAATTCCATCGAAGGGCCGACCTACCGGCGTCCGCTCTCAAAAAGTCCTCACCACGGCGCGGGTCTACGTGCCAGAGAACGAGGCGACCAACTACGAGCGGGCGGGCGTCCACAACGTGGTCCCGGTTCCGAACTCCGTTCACGGCATCACGTCAACGCGTAACTGGATTCTCGACAACGCAGACGACCCTTGGGTGGTCATGGTTGACGATGATGTGAAGGTTCAAGGATGGGTGAAACTGGACCCGTTCAAGACGCGCCAACTGAAACTCAACGAGGCGGAATGGATCTCCGAATGTATCCGCCTCTTTGAACTTACCGAGCAGATGCGTTACCACATCTGGGGCGTGGCCACTCAGAACGCGCCACGAGCGGTCTACCCGTGGAAACCGATCCTGTTCCGGTCGTATGTAACCGCCTCGTTCATGGGGATTATCAACGATGGAAAGACGCGCTTCGACGAACGGTTCAAGGTCAAAGAAGACTACGAACTGAATCTGCGGTGCGTCCAGCAGGACGGTGGCGTAATTGCGGCGCGGTATCTCCATTGGACCAACTCGCATTGGACCGACCAAGGCGGATGCGCGGCGTACCGCACTCAGTTACTCGAACTGCGGACAATCAAAATGCTCATGAAGATGTACCCAGGCATGATCCGGCGCGTTCGGCGCGGCGGGTCCGGTTACTCAATCGATCTGGATTTCTAAGAAAGGAAAGCACGGTGAACGCACACCAACGAAGGAAATTCGAGCGGGCGTGGGATAGGTTCAAGGCAGCGCCGATGACCCTTGTTCGATTCGCTCGTATCGGCCACGTCTGGATGCCGGTAAAGAGAGGCGCGGGGAAGGTGTCGGTTCATGGCTAACCTCGTAACCGTAGCAACCGTAGCCAAGGCCCTCAACCTCACAGACCGCCGCATCGCGCAGTTGGTCAAGGAGGGAATGCCGAGGGCCGAACGCGGCAGGTACGATCCATGGGCGTGTGCTCTCTGGTACGTCCGTTACCTACAGAAGGCCCTCACGGCGCGGGGAACGGAGAATGACGAGGGCGGCGCGACAAGCTGGAGGGAAGAGCGCAAGCGATTGGCGCGCTTCCAGGCGAACAACGAAGAACTGCTCTACAAAAAGAACATCGGCGAGTTGATACCAGCGGAGTTATTGCGGTCCAAGTTCGCCCAGTTCGCGAGTACGACGCATGACAGATTCCTTTCCCTACCTTCAAGAATGGCACCTAAACTGGAAGGGGAAAGCAGAGAAGTTATCCGGGTCAAACTCTACGAGGCAGTGCGGGATGTGTTGAACGGGTTGGTAGAAAACCCCATGGGAAGTGAAAGTGCCAGCAAGCGCGGAACTGAAACAGATCGAACAAAACGTGGAAGAGCAGATAAGAGCGGCGGCGCGGCTATTCGCCGTAGCTCCGGACCAGTCAATCGCTGACTGGGCTGAAAAGCATCGCTTTCTTCCGAAGGGTACGACTCCGCGTCCTGGCCAGTTCCACGCGGAAGCGTATCAGCGCGGCATTCTCGAAATGGTGAAGATGCGGACCACGAAGAAAGTGGTTTGCATGAAGTCAACGCAGATCGGGTGGACGGACGCGATTCTGTTGAACGTGGTCGCCTACTATATTGCGTGCGACCCCAAACCTATCATGCTTGTCTTTATCCGCGAGTCGGATGCAAAGGACAAGTCGCAGAAGATCATCGGGCCGATGATTGCAAACTGCCCTGCTCTCCAGGAAAAGATACACAGGAACATCTCGCGCCGGTCCGGAAACAAAACCCTTCTGAAAGATTTCGACGGCGGATTCCTCAAGATTGCGGCGGCGAACTCAGCGCCCAACCTGCGGTCTGACCCCGTGGCCGTCCTCCTCTTGGATGAGATAGACGGCTATCTTGATGACGTAGACGGCGAGGGCGATCCGCTGGAAATCGCTGCCCGCCGCTTGGATGCCTTCGCCGAGACGGGTGAGACAATCATCTTTGAGGGTTCCACCCCCGCGAAACCCAAGGGACTTTCCAAGATCGAACAGGAGTATCTCAAAAGTAGCCAAGCGGAATTCTATGTACCCTGCCCGTTCTGCGGAGAGATGCAGCCTCTTCGGTGGAGAGACGAGGAACCCGGCGACGATGGGAAACCCGTCTACAGAATCCGTTGGGAAAAGAACTCCAAGGGGGAACCGATCAAGAGCACCGTCAAGTATTACTGCCGCAGTTGCGAGCGCGGCATTGACGAGAAGCACAAACAGGGAATGTTGGACTCAGGCCGTTGGGTCCATAAATACCCCGAGCGCACGGAAGTTTTGGGCGTCTACATCTGGGCGGCATACTCGCCCTTCGCCGAAGTCTGGTATCAGATGGCGAAGGAGTGGACAGAGGCACAGCACAAGCCAGAGAAGATGAAAGCGTTTGTGAACTTGCGTCTCGGGCAGACGTGGGATGAGGGCGCGGAATCCATCACAGAGCTCTCTTTGACCAAGCGTCGCGAGACCTACAACGCGGCGGTGCCTGAGAACGTCGCGGTGCTCGTGGCCACGGTCGATGTGCAGCAGAACCGCCTCGAGGCGCAGATAACCGGGTTTGGCCCAGGCGAAGAAACGTATCTCATCGACCACACAATCTTTTGGGGCCCCCCTCAGTTGCTCCCAGGTCAGAAAGAGAACGAAGACCAAGTCAATGTATGGGACGATCTGGACGAATACCTGCTGAAGACGTGGCAGCATGAATCCGGCGCAAAACTCACGCCCGCAATAACGCTGGTCGATGCGGGCGCATACGGTGATGCGGTTTATAGCTTTGTGGTTCCACGTCAGACAATGCGCCGCCGCGTCTATGCTTCGCGTGGGCAAGACTTCCTAAGTCGGCCCGTCCTGGCGGAAGAGTCAACGAGCAAAAAACACAAGGTCCGGCTGTTCACCCTGGCGACGAACGCAATCAAGGACCGCATCATGGCCCGGTTGAGGATTCCAGCCCCAGGTCCCGGATATATGCACTTTCCGGATTGGACCACGGATGAGTATTTCGGCCAGTTGACGGCGGAGAGCAAGTTGCCGGTGCGCAATCGCCGGACGAACGTCATCCGATACCTCTGGGTCAAGAATCAGGAACGCAACGAAGCGCTCGACCTCACGGTGTACGCTCACGCGGCGTTGTGGCTGCTGCAAAAGAAGATCGACCCGAGGACGTACAAAGACCTCGAAGCGGTTCACTCTCAGGTTGTAGCGGGGCGCGGCGCGGCGGATGAGCGGCCCACGTTGGGAGCGCGGGTCATTTCGGCGGGAATCTAACAGAAAATAGTTGAAGTTTCTTTTCAAATAGACTTGTATGTGTAATCATTATTGTGTACGCTTAAAACATCATGAAGAGCACGGAATTCAAACGGTGGCTAGCGAAACAGGGAGTGGAGTTCGGTTCCCAACAGGGCTCTCATCTCAAACTTTTCCTGAACGGTCGCCAGTCGATTCTGCCGATGCACCATAAGGACATCTCAAAGGGTCTGGTTGAGGACATCAAAAAGCAACTCGGTCTCAAGTAAAGGAGCCAACATGCGAGCATATCCAGTCAATCTCCGTAAAAGCGGCAAGTTTATCGTGGTGAGTTTCCCAGATATCCCGGAGGCTCATACTCAGGGTATCG